TACTACTTATAGTATGAGATATATAGCAAAATTATCTCCAATAATCCTTGAGGACTTAACAGGATTAACAGTGAATGGGGTAGCAATTAAAACAGAGTGTTCTGTGCATCCTATATTACACAATGAAATATTAAAGAGAGCTGTACAAATAGCTCTAAACAAATATGGTTTAACCAATAAACAAAGTGTTTAATTTAATTCAAAAAAAGAATGGCAACATTTTCAACAAATCAAGTAAGACAGTTCTATGTAGCTAAGTCTTATGGTACTAACTTTACTAATGCAGTAGCTGCTACTTTGGGAGTAGGTAAAGATGCAGACAATTGTCTGTTTTTCAAATATCAAGGAGCTGATAACTTAATGAGAAGTGATCTAATTCCTATTTCAAGTATAACTCAAGCAAAGGCTGTAAAATATACTGCTGTCCAAAGAGGATTATTGGAGATAATTTTGCTATATATCTCATACTATAAGTAGTAATAGGATATGATGCTGATAGTTCTGATTGATTACTTCCTAAATCTAATCTTAGTACCCTATTGATATTGGGGCCTTTAAAAGGATTCTTATTTAAGAAGTGGTAATCATCATAAGTACAAGGTTTGACTTCTACATTTAAAGCATTCACTGATAAAGGACTAATGTTTAAAGTAGCTTCTTCATATACAACATATAGAACATCTGTAGGTAAAGTAAAAGTTGCAGTAGAGTGGTAAAGCTTAGTAGCATTTGTGACTGCTTCTGTAGCCTTATAACCTTTTATATGTGGAGCAAGATATTTTTTAACTTCCTCACTAGAATCAAAACTATCTCTGAATGGATTCTTTCCACTATATAATTCTACAATTAATTCTTCCTGTGATCTAGTTAAGAAGATGGATTTTTCATATTCATCTAATTCTATAGTATCATAAGATTGTTTATCATCAAACTTTCTAATCCTTAAATAACTACTAAATAAAGTATCAAATTCATTAGAAAATTCTTCACAAGTCATAATTATTCTCTATTAGATTGTTTAGGCTGTGCTGCTGCACCTATTCTTGTTAAAGCTAATTCAACAGCCTTATTAAGGATATCCATATGAATAATAGGATTAAGTTCACACTCTGTTACTATACTTACACCATCAATAGCTAGACCATCATTGTATTCACCACCTGCTAAGGGTGCGAGAATAATAGGTTTAGGTCTTCTAATATATCTGATTCTATATTCAGTGATAGGAACTCCAACATGTGAGATTAACTCTGAAAGATTATCTACTCCTGAGACATTTTGGAATAACCTCCAACATTGTTTCTTCAAAGGTTGAGCATATGGTTTAGACATAAGTCTATCATATTCTTTATAACTAATAGGGATAACAATAAAAGATTTCTTAGTCACAGTACCACTGATTACTTTTTCATTTAACATGAAGAGTATATTAGTAGGTAATTTATATAAGACTCCCCTATCATCATATACTGTAGTATCAGTAGATAGAACAGGTTTGTTTATAGTTATGAGTTCAGAGAAATCCATTTGCCTTCTTTCACTATCATCAAAACCCTGACCTTGTGGATTTAAAGTTCTATCAAAATAAGACTTAACTATAATATCCTGAGCCTGTGTAAGTAATACAGATTTTTCATATTCATCTAACTCTAAAGAATAGGGACTATTGGTATTACCAAAGTTTTTAATGTCTTTATAACTATTGATTACAGTATCAAAAGTATTTGAAAATTCTTGTGTTGTCATTATTCATTTCTATTGTTAAGTTCAACTGTTGTCTTTAGGTCTCCTAAATAAGCAGCCTTGGCTAATTCTGTAGCTCTATCTATTATTTCTCTATGCATTAGAGGATTAAGTTCACAGGCTTGTTGTCCTTCTGCTACTGGGGTATTATACCCATCTATAGAGATATCTCCATAAGTAGCATCACTTAGATCATCTAATATAATAGGTCTAGGTTTTCTAATATACCTAATCCCATAATAAGAAATAGTAGAACCTGATGTAGGTATTAACTCAGCATAATAAGAATCATTTGTATTTCCTTCTGATACTAATTTCCATATCTGACCTTTGAGTGGTTCTTTATATGGCTTAGACATCAGCCTAGTATATTCGTCATAACTAATAGGGATAACATTAACATCCTTATCTTTAGCTCCTAAAGTAACAATAGCTGTTTCATTCAGTACTATTAAAACATTAGAAGGTATTAGAAAACTCTTGGCTCTTCTATCCAGGGATACTTTGGTGTAGGGGACTATTATTTCCCCTGCATCACCAGTAGTATCAGCTAGTTGTGTTAGTGAAGAAAAATCAAGTTGTCTTTTTACTGAATCATCTATACCAGCTCTATACTTATTCCCATTAGGATTAAAGTAATTTTTAAGAAGTTCTGTCTGAGCCTTAGTAAGGAATACTGATTTCTCATATTCATTAATAGAAGGAGCAGCATTACTCTTAATGTTGTTATATTGGATATCAAACTCACTTGAAAATTCCTGAGTATTCATAGATTATTCTTTTAAACTTTTAAGTTTAGCTTCAAGAGTAAATTTGATTTCTTGATGCTTTGGTTTGTTTAAGAAAGAAGCTACAATATTTAAAGTAGGGTCTTCTCCAATCTCACACAAAGGACTATTGTCATTTGCTAAGTACAGGTAATCTCCTCTTTTCTTAATTAAGGCACACTCAATAGATTCAGCAATTAATACCTTAGTACTAAGCATAGGGTCTTTGGCTACCTTAACAAACATCTTAGGATTAGATTGAACAATCTTATGTACTTGTTGTAGGATAAAATCCAGTTTAGCTTTAGAGCTAATAGGTTTACCTTCAATAGTTTCCACAATAAGTTTCAATACTTCTTTCTGATCTTGTAGTTTACCTAACAACATATATGCTTCCATAGAGGTAGATAAGTTTTTGTTAGATTCTTTGGTTTCCTCATTCTCAGAGATAATAACAAATTGATAAGTAGCTTTAGGTCTATCCTGCATCTCTGTAATAGATGGAGCAACAATGTCTCTATTAGCTATAGCAACTTTGTATTTAATATAATCATCAGGGTCACTAAGGTCTAAGTAAGTATCACCTTTGATAAGTCTTACCCATAAGTTTTCCCAGTAATTGTTTTCTTTTAAATATATAGATAAGGCATTAACTTCTAATCCCATAGCACTTTCTAAAAAGGCTTTCTCCATATTTGTAAGTACATTAATATAAGCACCTGTAGATGCTAAAGTAGGAACTGTTAATACTCTTGTAGCTCCTTCAGCCATACCTCCATAAAAGACATGCTTGGGATTAGTAATCATTCCTGACTCCCTATTAATGAATCTTATAATAATTTTCTCATTCTTTAAACAAGAAATTAATTCTTCTTTTTCTACTTCTGTAGCAGGTTTTCTTTTAACAATAGTCCTCTCTGAATATTGTTTGGGGATTGCAATAGGTTGAGTCTCCATACTCAAATCTAAATCATCCAATTCTAATTCTTCTTTCTCTTTTCCCATAATAATTATTCTCCCTTAATTGTTTTAAAAAATAAAATAACATAACAGGGATATTTCACCCTGTTATGTTTATCTTGTACTATCGTAAGATAGCAGGTATAATAGACATTGTTCTAGTTGGGTCTAAAATAAATACACCACCAGTCCACATTTTATGTACAACAGCAGAGTCTTCGTCAAAAGACATATTGTTGTTATTCATTTGTCCTGTAAATGGATTTCTCAAACCCCATTGATAACCTCTATATTCATCAACACCTTTAAGCTTAGCTATTTGGATGTTAGGTTGATCTGTAGAACCAATGTAAAGAATATCATATCTGTAAGATTCAGCAACACCTCCAAGTGGATGTAAGATTTTGTTTCTTACAACATCATCATACATTGGGTCAACTTCAACTTTCACAGTAACACCGTTAGGTGCTTTAAACTCTACAAACTGGAATCCAGCAGATAAAGCATTTGAGTGGAGTTTAGATTGAGTTTTAGTAACCATACCTAATGCATCACCATTAAGTGTAAAGGCTGTCCAACCTGATACTTGATTTAATACTTCTTTATGGAAAGCAGAAGCTCCTCTTTCCCCAGTTTTCAATACAAAGGTTCTATCACCAAATCCTAATTTAGAAGAAGACAACTCATACAGAGCATTTTCAATTAATTTCAAAGAGAATTTGTTATAATAGATAACATTGGAAACTTCCATTTGTTCTCTAATACCAGCACCTTGTTTGATAACATTACCTGATTTACCAAAGTTCATATATTCACCATTAGCATTTCTATTGCTACGGCCATACATGATGATATTATCTTTTTCTTCAGCAAAGGTATCTTCCAGTTTAAAATCTACGTGGTGCATCCACATACTATGAACAAGTTTCTTACCTGATTGTCTATTTAAGAATGGAATACCAACAGCTAATTTCTTATTCAACATAGAACCAGGAACTTTAGTTTTGATTCTAATAGCAGACCACTCATTTCTCATAGCTAAAGGAGAGGAGAATCTAATATCACCAACACCTCTTGAGAATTCTTTTTCAACAGGAGAATATTCAACACTGAATCTCTTACCTAGTTGTAATTCCTCTGCAGGAATACCTGTGCTCAAACCACCCATTGTTTCACACTTGTAAACAGTGTTACTTCCTTCAGGTCTACCTTCTCCTAGAATCCTAGAAAGATAGATTTCATTTTTTTCACCTGCAATAACATTACCATCTGCAAACCAGTCTTCTGCAAATACTAGGTAGAAAGGTAAAGTACCTGCTCCAACATTACCAGTAGTAACTACATTACCACTTTCATCTCTAGCTTCTACTAGAGGAATGTTTTTACGTGAACTTCCAATTACATCCCATGTATATTCATCATCAGTTTCAAATTCCTTTTTAGGGAATTGGGATAGATATGTTTCAAGACTCTTACCTCTGTAAGTTGCAAGTAACTGAACCATAAGGTTAGTTGCTTTCTGTGTGTCTTTTTGGAAAATTGAGCCTAAATGGTTTTCCTTTGTAGTTCCTTTTCAGGAATCAAAGTTTAACATTTGATACTTTCCTAAACTTGTTGCCATAAAATTTTATAAATTTTGCTTGTTAAAAATATACTATAAGTCTAATACCATGTTTCTACCTAAAAAGGATTCTTTATCATTTGCACTATTGGCAAGATTGAGAGTACCTCTACTAGTCACAGGTGTATTAGCTAATATGTGTTCTAATTCTCTAACTCCTTTTTTTGTTTCCTTAATAACCTTATTCTTTACAATAGGGTCTAGGTCTTTAAACCCATTAGTAAGTACAAATATAGTAGCTAGTTTTTGTTTGAAATCTATTGGATGTTCCTTTTCAAACTGTTGTATTGCTGTAAGCATTTTTCCATCTTCATCCTTATGTACAGGATTCATAAGAGTAGCATAGATTTTAGTTCTAGTATTCTTATCAAGTTTAACTCCTGCAAATGGTTCTTCAGTATCAAGTATTTGAGATTTTAAAGTAGCAGCTTGTTGTTTAATAACAGCTTGCTCTTTATCAATAACTGACTTATTAGTAGCAACTATATCTTTATACTCTTTAGTGAAATGTTCTTTATTACTTACCAAAGCTTCTTGGGCATCTTCTATATCTGTACCAGCATCTACTGATCTCTTAACTTTTTTAGAAGCTATTTCTTCAGAGAAACCTTTATTAATATAGTCCTGATAAATAATTTGTGTTCTTAGTAATTCTCCTGCATCAGACTCTTCAGTTAATTTAGCATCATCTATAGATTCTAAATAAGTAATAGTCTGTTCAAAAGTTCTAATATCATCTGTCGCAACTTCTGCATCCAATGCTTCCTTAATTCTCTTTTGAGTTACATCAAGTTTACTAGTAATATGAGCTTCAACAGCAGATGCAAATTCCTCTGCATTTGTTATCTTACTCATATCTGTAGTACCAAGATCAAGGATTCCATCTTCCTGTAAAGCTGAGGCAAGGGAAGAGAAAAGATTGGGAGAATTAGGTTCATCTTCTAAAGAAGTGGAATCCTGTTCTTGTGTATCTTCATCTTCAGTGCTTACTCCATCTTGTGTATCAAACAAATTGTTCACATCCACATCAGCAATGATATCTGTATCTGTTTTATTTTCATCTGTAGAAGTATCTTCTACATTATCTGTCTCTGTGTCTACATCAGTAAAGCCAGTGAAAAGATCATCACTGCCATCTGAAATTTCAAAATCTTCCATAATATTCCCCCTGTTAATTTTATAATAGGAACAAAGATAATAAAAATATATAATATATCCAAACTGATAAAGGATTCACTTATCCTTAATCAATTTGGCTATTACTATTTTTACAAACTATCCTATAAGTTTATCATACTTTAAGTAAGCTTTAGCTAATGCTATATTGTAAGGCTCTCTCTTTAACTTTTTAGCCAATGCTTTATATCCTTTACCATTATACAATGCTGCTACCATATCCCAGTTCTTAGTTTTGATTGCTATTCTAAGAGATATGTCTGTATTAATGAACTTGCATATTTGTCTTACTTGTTCTCTTAATCCTTTCTTAGCATCATCCCACATTGCTCCTACTGAGGAATAACCCAGTCTCTTTCAATGTCCTCCCATAATTTGCCCTAATCCTATAGAAGTAGATTCCATTGCATGATTAGCATCTTTAGAATAAGCATCATTAAATGCTAACCATTCTTTAGATTGTACATCTACCTTATTGACACTTCAAAGTCCTGAAGGAGCATATGGTGCCTCTCTTCTAAATCAGGCAGGTTCAAATTGGATAAGTATCTTTTTAGTTAAACTATCAAATCCTCTACCCCCTGTCTCTACACATATAAATGTGGCTAAAGTTACGGGGGAGATTCCAAATCTCTCCCCCTCTGCTTTTATGATGTTGAGTAATTCTTCATTCATAATATTGTTATTTTTCTATGTCGTAGTAAACTCTATTAGAGCAACCCTTCTTTAAACAAGCATCATCTATAAGTCTATCTACTAGTCTCCTAAGACTATGCATCTCTTTTCTATTAGCTTCTAATTCTTTTCTGTTATCCTCAGCTAGTTTAATATATACCTTAAGTTTATCATTGGTATCATCCAAAGCTTTGTTATAGAACTCAGATAAAGCTTTATTAACCTCTATCAAGGATGTCTGTACATGGTTTTCTACTATAGATGTTTCAGCTACTCTCTTTCTTTTACCTAATATAAAACCTAGGATAGTAGTGAATGTGCCTGCCAGAGTTAGTATCACAGTTGTAGTCATATTCTTTTATTTAATTATTTCAACAAATCTTTTCTTTTCAGTAATGATATAGGGATTAGTATCTACCACATCAATTGTTAATACAGTCTGTTTCTTCTGAAACCATCTACATATGAAAAAGTGTTTAGGAGGATTAATAGTTTCCCTAACCTTACTCACCACAATATACTTATCATTTGTAAATGAAGGATTTACAT